ACAATAGAACCTTTGTTCCATTCTTTGATACCTTGCTGTAACCAAGCAGGTAGTGCTTCATACGACATGTGTATCTTTGCAAGCAAGTCTCTCGCAAGTGCGCCCTTGTTCGCAAGAATAGCACAGTTGACAGTAGGGTTAAATAGTGCATACCACAGAATGTATGAACACACTGTAGTTGATTTACCTGACTGTCTAGGAATCTTACAAATAGAAAATCTATTCTTGTGAAAGGTTTTAACCATCTTCTTTTGAAACGGATACATCTCAAAAGGAACAAAACCTTCGTCAAGATTAACAATCTTAATATACTTTTCGATAAAGTATGCAGGGTCTTTCGAACACTTCACATACTCTTCGACTTGCTCTGCAGTAAACTCTTGCTGAACATTAGTCTTTTTAAGATTAGGATTTCCTAGATAATTATCACTCATTTATAATCTTCTGCAATACCACTTCAAACTGGTCAATTTTTAGCGTACGGTTGGGCCAATAGATATAATCTTTTTCTGGGTTTGCTTTCAAGTTATTCAAAAGTGGAACAACTGCGGCGTGCAGTTTCGTCACTTTATCTCTTAACTTCTGTACTTCTTCTGTAGATGATGATGCAGTCAGTGCAAGTTGTTGTACTGCTTCTAACTCATTCTCATCAACGGCGGTGAAACCAAAATCGAAATCACTCATGGTCGATTACCTTCTCCTCTTTCTCACCCTTGATTAGTTTCTGCAGTTCTGCAGTTGAACCAACGAATAGTGCATTAGTCACATTCTGAGGTGCTTTTTCTTCTACTTTGTTTAACTCTTTCATATTCTTCTGCAGTTTCATCAAGTCTTGAGTTACATCACTAACTGTTTTAATTAACTGTCCTGCTACTTCATATGAGCGAGGATTCTCTGCTTCTCTCGCTAATTGAAGAATACCTTCTATAGCGGTGTTACCTTTTTCGATGAGCATATGAAAGTTCTGTCTAGCAATCTCATAGTCTGCATCTGCATCTGCTTTATTAGGGTCTGGTGCGGGAAGATGTGAAGATGCTTGCACTTCTGTAGGAAGTTGCTCTGCTATCTCAAACACACGGTTGAGTTTTTCTTCAATATTTTTGGGCATATAACACCTTACAACTGTGTGAAACCGCTTACCTTTTTCAAAGTAATCGTCACAGTTCCATCTTCAATAGTTACTCTCAAATCTTTTCCAGGTTCTGCAGATAGACCTAATTGACCAGTATTTGTAATTGACCCCACACCAGGACCACTGAATGTGAATACAGGTGTTAAGTTTGGTGAAGTAACACGGTCGATACTAATATCTCCCACATTATTATCATAGTCAATCTGCAGAATAATACATTCAGGATTCTCTGCTGTCTCATCTCTACCTAGTGTATCTTTATCCAAATCAAAATCTACAGAACTAGGAGTAAAAGTTCCTGATACTGCAAATGTTGCTCTGGTTGGTGTTGTGTTTAGAATTGTTTTAGTTGCCATTATGTATACTCCGGTAAGTCGGTCCAAACTTCACTAAACCCATAATCATCATCTGCTTCTGCAGAAGTTGGGTCTGGTTTCGTTACCAATCTTGTCGTTATCACATCTGATTGCGGCGCATCTGTATATACATCTGCTTGCACAGTTTTGATGATACCTTGCTCACTGATAGCACCATAGAAGTTCATCTTTGCTGTAAACGACATAGTATATATGATACTTCTGCGAGTAGCAAAATCTCCCTCATAGTCATCTTCGTATGTCAGACTTTCTAATATGAGAGGAAAGTCATCTTTGATGTTCATATCAGGAACAGCATTGATAGTCAATGTAAATGCTGGTGTGAAAAAAGGAATTATTTGCTCTACAACTTGCAAAGCATCTTCTTGGTTTTTCGCCATGATATACAAGTTGAATGTGAGATTATATGGAACAGATTGATACTGTCTTTTCAATTTATCTGGTGTTAGACCATTAGTCTTACGAACATTTAATCTATTCACTTTTCTCTGTGCATCATATGTGAATCCTGCAATCTCAAACCCCATTCTAGGAAGTGTTAATTGAGTTGCATTTGTTAAACTTGGGTTCTCATAAAGTCTCGCAAGAAACTTTTGTTTTGGACCATACGCAAGAGGAACCTTCAGAGATTGTATTGCTGTACCTGCGCTGTCTTTTCTACGAATATCAATATCATTAAATACACTACCGAAAGCGATAACGCATCTACGAATTGTTTCGTGATAAAAATGATTTTGTCCTAACATTATCTCTGTACCTCACCAAATGGGTTATTCACGCTAAAGTCAATAACATCTTCTGCATTTAACCCAAAGTCATAGTTTCTCGCAAGAGGTTCTACGGACTGTGTAGTTGTAGTGACAGATGTTGTGTCTGATAGTTTGTAATCTTCTTTAATAAGTTTGAATCCATTCTCAAGCAATAGAGAACCGCTACCATCTTCAAGTTGAAGTTCGTAATTGAACATATCAGTTGAATGAGCAGTCTCAATAGCATCAACAATTGCAATGCCAGTGTCAAGTTTTTCTTGACTGTAAACAAATCTTTCAACATCTAATCTATATGTATAGATGTTATTTGCTTGATAGAATATGTTCTCATGCTCAACAAATGTGATTTCAAACAAACCTTTTGTTAATGGAAAGTAAATTAAGTCGCCTTCATTAGGACGACCTTCAACAATCAACGATGCGTTGTTATCTACTTCTTGCGTCCAGCGTGATTTAACTACTACAAAACTAGCACGGTCACGAATTTCGACACCAAACTTCGATAAGAAGTCACCTTCACCCTCAAAACCATCAACGCTCTGAAGATACATTTCTATGGCATGTGAAGAGGTGAACTTAGACAATTCATCTTCTTCAAAGATTGTGTCTAAATTTACAAGAGTTCTTGGGATATAATAAACATCAAAACCATAAATCTTAATCGCCTCTGTGTAGAGATTTTCGATTAACTGTTGTTCTAAACTATATCCTGTACTATCTAATCCACCGCCTTGGTCGAAATATGCATTTAGTGCCATGCGATTATCCTGTCATGAAGTTTACTGGTAACTCATATCTGAGTTGCATTTCATCTTCTATCTTTACTATCTCTTCTCTCGCTTCACCGAGAATTCTAGGACCATCAAGTGTAACACCACCAGGCATCTGCACACCGGCAAACTTACTTAAATTTTGTCCCCATTGTTCTTTTAGTAGAGCAGTCAGATATCTTTTCACAAACATATCATTATACACATCAGAATATGTTGCAGGGTCTAAAATTCTATAAACCTCAAAAACAAGATATTCATCTGCTTCGATATCTTCATTCCAATCCATATCGATATAAATTCTATCCATATGTCGATTAAATCTGACTGGTTTTTTACCAACTAACATTTCGTCAATTAAAGATAGATGTGTTTGTATCATGTTGTAGTAGAGAACTGAAGTGTTTGCTAAGTCAAAGATTTCATTTAATCTCAACTGATAGCGTACATCAAACATGTCCATATTACTACGATTTGTGAATGGGAACACTTTGACTACACCTGTGATTGCATCTGTTACAGGAACATAACCATTCTTAATGTCACCATTTGTAATTGCTGATACTGTATCTGTCGCACTAGAAGATGCGCCAGTGATTGTTTCACTTACTGTGAAATCATCTAATTCTTTATAGATACGAATTGTTGTTGAAGTTGGTGCATCAAAAATATATGCTGTTGCACCTGAAGTCCCACCCGTAATCTTTTCACGCACTGTGAATTGAGAAGAGTCCGTGACTGTTAATGTTGTTGCGGTTACTTTATGTTTGAGATATGTTTTCTCTACGCCATCAAAGTGATATTCCTGAAAGAACTGCAATGCTTCATCTGTTCTATCATCAATCTGGTCAGTTGACACATTGATATCAATGACCCCTTTACCTAAACGGCGGAGAGCATATTCCTGTAACTCGCTTCTGCTTGTTGGATTTGCCATAAAAAAATCTCCAAGGTATCTATGTTCTAATAGTATTTATACCTTGGAGATAATTGAGTTTATAACTATGTATTTTTTATTTTTATGCTAAAACGCACTCCACTTGACCGTGTTGTAAAGAGTTGGTTGTTAATGCTAGTGCTTTAACATCAGCAAAAGCGGCACCGTTATCTGTTGTTAACATACCTTTGTATGCAGATAATACAAGAGTATCACCTTTGTTTACAGTTCCACGAACATTTACAATACAACGACCCTTCAAAGCAACATATGGGTTATTCGTTCTATCTAGTGAATAGATAACACCAAATGCTTTGTTATCAGATGCACCTGTTGTAACTTCAATCTCATAAGAACCTGAAGTTGCAGTACGAACAAAAGTTCCAACTGACAATAAGTTATTAGGGTCAATTGTAAATCTTTCAGAGAAGTCGGAAACTTCTCTTTGTAAAACTAGTCTCCCGTTTTTGATTGGCATGTCTTCCCCCTACTATTAACCTGTTGTCTCGTCTGAACTATCATCTGCCATTACATCAATACCGGCATCTTCAAGTTCTGCTTCTTTCTGATCCACATCTGATAAGAATACCATTGTGTTAACACTCTCTTCATTTGTAAATCCTCTAGCATCAAGAACCTTAGCAATACGCTCTTCAAGACTTAACTTAGTAGAAAGTGGAAGTGCATCTTCCGCTTCTAAATGAGGCGCAAAAGCAATTTTCTTCATTTTCTCTTCATCTATATCTCTTAGAATATCTTCTGGAGAGTTAGG